CTTGTTTTCTATTTAATGAATTATACTCGGGGTTAAAAAAATTAATTAATATAAATTCTAACTTTTGCAAAAAGAAATTTTCTTTATCAATTTCTATATAAGCGTACTCGTTAAAATTTTTTTCATCTTTATGAGGTGTTCTGCCAGTAAATAATCTTTGCGAAATACTTTGTGAAATACCGATATAAACTATAATATCATTTTTAAATAAAAAGTAAATTCCTGATTTATTAGAACATTCACACTCACTTACAAAACGTTCTAACTCAAATACCCTATTAAATATATTTTCAAAATCTAAATCATTAATTATTTTCTCCATTATTCATTTTAGATTCTAATATTAAAAATTCTACTTTACCCAAACTGATTAATTTATTTATAATAATTTCTGCATCTTCATCTAAAAAGCAAGAGTTACCATTGTCAATTACTTTATTTATATGCGTTGTTCTTAATAAATTATTAATCGTATTAGTTGTTACTCCGCACATATTGGCTATCTGTTTACTTGTTTTCATTTCTTTGCGTGTTCAATTAATATATTCAAAGCTTCCGTTATTGCCTTTGGCGTGTATTCTATTTCGTCTATTTTACCCAATCGCCAATCTTGGTAATGTTGGATTATCTCAGTTGCTTCTTTTAGTGTCATTTCTTTAATATTTTAGTGATTATTCCCTCTACTGATTTCGGGTCTTTCTCGTGTGCCATTAAAAAATTACAAATTAAAGCCTTGTCTAAGATATTGTAATTCATTATGTACTCAGCGTTTTTCTTGGTTACATCATAAAAGGCTGTTATTCCCTCAGTAGATACATTATAAAACTCGTTATACAACTTAGTTTGCTTGTCTAAACTTGGATAGATAGCCGTTAATTGGCTTTGTAAGGCTTTATTTTTAAACTTGTGGTCTATCTGTTTAAGTTCGTCTAATATTTCAATAGAACGCTGAAAAAGTACGCTTAATTCGACTACGTTATAACCGACATATTGCTCTTTTGTTAGTTCAATGTTTTCCATTCTTTTACCATTTCTTTAAGTTGTTTTACTAAATCGTAACGAACACTAAACGTTACTTTTTTTGTGGGAATTTCTAAAGGCTTACGCCCAGCGTTTACCCTACTACCTCCGCTACGTTTATAGCTACCGTCTTTTTTTTGTTTCATAGTTTGTTGTTTATTTCTTTTTTTACTTCTTTCCAATAATCAGAATTATCAATAATTTTCCATCCATCACCGCCGTAATCATCATAGGAAGGGTTAGAGTTTAAAATTTCATCAACCGCAATTAAAGATAAATCTTTAGCCTCTTTTATATTTTCTTCTTCGTTTCCTAAATAAAACTTATACTTATCAACTAACTCTTTCGCTTTATCTTTTGCTGTCATAATATTTAAATATTTAAGTAGTTTTAAATCTATCTATTTTGCCATTTTAGGGGTTAATAAGAGTTTTTTTTAATTATTTTACTCTTATTTATACTTTCATAGTTTGTTATTTAAAGGGAGGTTTTACGCTCCCTGTTTTGGTTTAAGAATTTATTTCGGCTAACCTAACTAATTTAATTGCTAATTTTTCAGAACATCCATTATTTAATAAATGTCTTTTTACGTTAGTTAAAGTAACTCCGTTATTAAGCATTTTTACCAGTTCTAATTGTATTGATTCTAAAGAATTGATTGAGTTCATAATATTTTGTTTTTTCTTTTAGCTTTATTGCTGGTACAAATATAAGTCTATATTTTGAATAAACAATACTTTTAATCAAAATAAGTGAAAAAAAACCCAACTTTTTAAGGCTGGGTTAATTTATGGTTATACTAAATCGCTCAAATCAACGGGTTTAAATCCATCGGGTTTCAATATTTTGCCCTCAGCATCTCGTAATATTTGACCATTTGGGAATTTACTCATATTGTTTTCGTGAACTCGGTTAAATGCTTCTTCAAATACGTGTTGCAATCCGTGTTGTAAAATCGTACCCTGCAGAATATACGCTTGGTCTACTAAAGCATCTAGTATCTCTACTTTATCGTGGTCGTGGCACGCGGTAAGATATTCTCGATTCTCCTCTTTCATTAGATTATAGCGTAATGTATAATCGTTGTACTTTGTAAGATTTGGCGATTCGTTTATAAGTTGTCGCCCAATAGTCATAAAATCTTTAACTTTTTTCTCCATCTTTCAGTATTTTGTGATATAAATTATTAATTCTTTCCGAGTTGTGTCCTCTTTTGTAGTAGTACTCCAGTACCTTAGTTATTCTTTGTAGCTTGTTCATATTCTTTTAAATAAAGTTCTAAAACTGCAATAGTTTTTTTTATGTCCTCTTCAAAGTTCCCCTTTTTTCTGCATCGAACTGTCCGTTTTAAAACGTCAAATTCCCAAGCGTTTAAGCCTTGTTGGTCCGCAAATTGGTATAAACTACCTTTACTATTATCGTAGTGGCTAGGAGTGTTTATTTCGTTTTTCATAATCTTTTTTTTAACCGCCCTAAATTAATAAGGCGGTTTTGTTGGTTTTTAGAATGGTAGCGAATCCGTGTCAGGTATCTCGTCCATTGCTGGTTGTGCTTCCGTAAAAGGTGCGCTTTCTTTTAAGTTTGCAAAGTAAAATTTATCCTCCTTTGTCGCTCCTTTGAAAGTACCTCTAATACTCGCCTTGTCGCCATATTGCCCCACCTCATCTTTAACGTAAACATCTACATTTAAGTAAATACGTCCGTTTTTTTCAGACTTTGAAAATGCTTTGTGTCCCGCTTTTGCCATTTCTAATAATTTAGAAAAATCAATTGACCCGTAAAAATTTAATGCCATAATAAAATATATTTAAAAAGTGGGTAGTAAGTTACAGTACTACCCTTACTGCTTATTTATTAATAGTTTTTTTCTTGTTCAGCAGTTACGCTATATTTAGTTTTAATTTGCGCCATTGTAGCGTTAGTTGCCTTTGCTTTTGCTAATATTTCAGCGGTTGCTTGTGGCTTAGGTTGTACTGCTTTTTGTGCGTCGTCATCTTCTGAACCAATCCCGCAAATAGAACTTAAAGCGTATCTTCTAGCGTAGGTAATACCACTTCCGTAGGCTTGCGCATCGTTTTGATTCTTGCAAAATATCTCAGCATAACTCTCAAATGTTTCGCCTGATTCGTGCATTAAAACAGTTTTTACAAAGTTTTTACCCTCGATATAAACTAAAGGTTGTAAAAGTACAATTCCGTTATTGTTTAATGCTGGAACTACTGCAGAAAGTACATCGTTTAAATCTGCGTACTTATTTTTAAAAAAGGGGTTTACACTTCCTTTTTTAGGTGTAGTCATTTCAAGTTGTGCCTTTACTAGGGCTTGTGCTATATTTTTCATATCCCTAAAATTTAATCGTTATACTGCTTTTTCTCGGCGTTGTACTTACCACTGGTACGTCATTACCGTACGTGTCAATAACGCTTTGTTTTTGTGCTAATTTTAGCAATTCAACTCTAGCATCTAAATCCGCTTTTAATTCTTGATAAATTGGGTCTTCTAAATAGTTTATTGTATTACCACCGTTAACAGGCGTAAATTCAACCCCTAAAACGGTCTGTTTTTCTTCTGGGATATGTTTCCTTATCTCGGTTAGTGCGGTGCTTATAACCTCGTTTAAACGTGCTAGATTAGCAGTAAATTGCATCGTATCTACATTACCGCTTTCAAGTAGATTATCGACCATTCTTTTACCTGTTAGTATGGCTTGTTTTTTTGTAAAAGTTGCATCATACATTGATACAAAATCTTGTTCTCTTAATTCTAAAAATGTGTTACTGCTCGCTCCCATCTTGTAATTCTTTTAGTAGTTGTGTTAAAATTTCTTTTGCCTCGTTTAGCTGGCTTTGAAGTTTGGCGTTTTCTCTCTCTAACGCTTCAATTCTCTGTGTTTGATAATCTGTTAGTTGTTCCATTTGATTAATTTTTTTACAAATATAATACTTTATTTTGATAAAACAATACTTTTTTTCAAAAAGGACAATTATTTTTTTCTTTAGGTATTAAATCTTTGTACTCTCGTTTGATTTTCTCGGATATTGCTTCACGTATGAAATGACCGACATCGACTTTATAAGACTTCATTTTTTGTAGCGTGGCTAATTGTATTTGAGATATTCTAATAACCTTTGTTTTCGTGTATATTTGCATAATTGTAATACGTTTATAGCTGTTAGCGGATAGTTAGTGGCAATGGCTACTGACAGTTTCAAAATAGAATTTTACTTCTATATCGGTTTCAGTAATCAATCCGTAACTC